GCATATTGTTACTAAAAGTAAAATGTAGCCTTTAAATATAATTTATCAGCAGTTAAAGAAGATGCGATATAATTAACTCCAGCAAAACAAATATCATCTAAATAACCTTCTAATGAAGATAATTCTGGAGCGGATAAAGCAACTGGTGGATCGGATTTAGCAACTTTAACTAAAACGGTTCTTTGCGCTGTTCTGTTTACTGCACATCTAGTAATAATACGTTTTGTGGCATCTATTGTAGTATAATTAATTGAAAAATCAGAATCTACTGCTAATACTTGTGGCGTAACTGAATCATATTGAAATAATAATACTTTTGATTGCAACCATGCGGATGTACCAACGGCTGCATTAGATATTAACGTTTCTAATTTAGATTTATAAATATCCCATAAAGTTTCTTGTAAGTACATTTGTACCGCTACAATATACTTCCATAATTTATAAATAGCTGAATTAGAAGGGCTGTTTAAACCACTTAATCCAGTTTGTGCAGCTTGTTCTGCATCCATTAAAGCTAAAATACTTGCTACTGACCTTGCCATTATATATCGTTTGGAGCTACAATATCAGCACTTAAATTAAGTGCTAATGTTTCGCTTGTTGTATCTGTTATTAAATAACGATTAAAGCTAAATTCAAACTCTACATTATCATTAGCTGAACTCCATAAACTTGGAACTATATTTTGAGATATATTACTAGCCATTTTCAAAAGCAGCTTTGAAATCCTCAGATAACTGCTTTGTAAATTTAGCGTTATAATCCTTAATTAAATTATCACTTATTATATTTTCTAATAAACCTGAGTTTTTACCGTAATGAGCTAAGTAAATAGATGAGCCAAATTTCTGTATTTTATTGGTTATTAAAGAAGCCATTGTGTCCTTATCTGCAGCTAATGTAACTTTTTGACCCATTATTTCAATTTCCTGAGATTGACCTAATCCTTTATCATCTATCCATTTTCTAATCTTAGATTCTAAATTATGGTCAATTGATGATGCTGATAGAGATGGAGGTTTACCCCACACTAAATCATAGATATAATCATTAGCAAAAATCTTTAGGGTTGTTTCAGTTATCTCATACCTTAATGTCTTTGCTAAATTTCCACTTGCATTAACTGGAGAAGAAAATCTTTTTAATTCAACCTTCCCGTTTTTTACTCGGCGGCTAACTCTATTGATTGGCTTAGTTTCAATAGCTAATCTTAAAAGCCTTATTAACTCCTTTGCAAAATTAGATATAACTACTTCTTGTCCAAATGTTAACACGTTGGCTTACCGTTAAAAGTTACTCTTAATAATTTACCGCTCATTACGTTTTTAATCCTTGTAACTGGATCTAAAGTGTAATTAACTACCGAATACTTATAGTTATCTAAGAAGTCATTTAACCAATCTAAAGCAAATTTATGAGCTTCAGCTTGTATTTCTTCAATACTTAAATCAATCTCTAAGTTATCATCTTTATCATAAGATGAATCTGGACTATCTTGTTTTAGGAATCCCATAACAACATTAGCTGATTCAGTATCATTAACTACACCATTAAATGAAATAGGGTCTAATGGTATAAACCAATCTATAATTAACTTTAAATTGCTATCTAAAGCAGTATCGAAGTTACGACCATAACTAAATACAGCCGTTGGTTTATATGTTTTTAGGTGTTCTCTAATGTCGTCTTGTATCATTTCTTATTTCTTAATATTTCACTTAATCTTGTTTCGTACTTATTTTTAATACAATCATAAAGCATCAACATATAAACTACTCTAGTTGGTTGCTTTAATATCTCATCTATGGTATTACCGATTGCCTTACTTCTTGCGAGTTCAACGTATGTAGCAAACCCTCCAAAACTTTGTAATCTATCGACCCCTGCTTGCATCTGCTCATTGCTAGTTTCACCTTCTCCAAGCTCGGAGAAAGAAAGATAGAATTTAATAACGTGGTCAAAAAAAAATTAGCTGAGCCTATAATCTCAAGGAATGGCATACTATTAATATCTTCATCAAATAAATACTGTATCATTTCAGCAGTAGCTTCGTGTCCTGATATTTCCTTTGCCATTATCTTTTTACAATGTTCAGACTTACCAAACTCAATATTACCGTAATCAAAATCTTTGTATTTAGGTAATGGTTCACCACTATTAAACACTTCTAGGTTTTCAGTAAAGCTAATTAAATCAAATAACATTTGAACTTTATTATTAGGCATAGCATTTAAAAACTCTAAAGGTATTTTTGATAATACATTTAGTTGCATAGCTTTATCATCAACGTGTTTAATAACCTGGCACGCTTGCCAATAGTTTAATTCATCCCATGAGATAGGGATATTATAAACATATTCATTAATCTTTATTTCTTGCATACCACAAATATACTAATTTCTTTTAACTCCAAAACCTCTGGGCGCCATTCTTTTTATGTGACTTAATTTATCGTTATATTTATGCCAGGCTAAAGCTAAAGCGCAAACCGTATCATCATTCGAACCAACTGGAGCCGAATACCTTACACCAGTCCTAGTATATTCAAATTCGAATGATTCAAGTTCTTCTATCAAAATAGGATTATAAAAATGTATTTTGCCTTGTTGAATAGCTGAAGCAAGCCCTTCCATTATTTGCTGCTTACTTGAAGATGAAAATTTAAACCCTTCAATATTTCTATTAAATAATTCAAGTTCTTCTACAATTGGGTCACCAACTCCAGTACTATCAATTAAAGCTGGTTTATTTCCTAATGACTTCTTAATGCGTTCTTTAGTAGCTCCCCAATCAGATTGCCACCTATCAACCAAATGACACCCTCCATTTTCATCTATTCCAATATCAACAGCCCAATCAAATGATTTAGCTAAATCTATACCATGTACTAATGGCACACCTATTGGTTTTTTAATACAGTTTCTAATATGAGTTAATCCAAAAGGATTAGAACCATCTTCATTAGGTTCAGCTAAATATAATTCTTTAAATACAACTTCTGGTAAATCTCGTTTAGCTTGTTCAATTTCTTCAAAATCTATTATACCTTCTTTAGCAGCATCATAGGCAGTTACTCTAAAGTATTTATATCCCTTTTCACCAGCCCTTGCTTTAGCACCTAACTTAAATCCCCAATTCTTTTTACCTTTAGCGTTACCGATTAGCTTACATTTACCTTTAGTTGCAGTTAAAGTTGAACGTAAAGCGTGCCATGATTCTTCTCTAGCTCTAGTAAACTCATCAAATACAGCCGCATAAACATCCTCACCATATAAGTTATCGGGATTTTCAGCACTCTTAAATTGAATTATTGTACCTAATGGAGTAGTAATTGTTAATTTAGATAAGTTAACCTGGTATAATTTATTACCAGCTACTTTTAATTTCATTCGGTTAAATGCTATTTCAGCTTGACCATAAACCGGAGCTACCCACCAATAATTATAACCTAACTTACCTTTATGAGCTTCCCTAAATAACCAATAAATATGACTAAATGTTTTACCGCACTTAGTAGCCGCTTCGGTTATTGTAAACCGTTCTTCAGCATCTAGTATATCCTTTTGGTAAGTTGTTAATTTAGGACTGATTATCTTCAGTTCCATCTTCTATAAATTTAACAGTTAGAGTTTGTTCTCCTTCATGTTTTAATTCTGTTCTTGCTAACTTAGGTTTAAAGTATTCTAAAAGTCCAGTAAAGTGATTCATAAACTTATCATCTTCACACGTTTCCATTACTTCTAAAGCTCTTGGCATACCTTTTTCAAGTAATTCCTTACCAAACGCTTCCCATTCAATTGTACGAGTAGATTTAGCTCCTTTAGGTTTTCCTTTATTTCCTTTCTTAAATGGCATGTAACGATATGTATTTTACATTACTTTAACTTAGATTTTCTTAATACTACAGTCCCACCAAAAGAAGAAACATATAGCTTCGGTTCTCCTAATGTTAAAACTTTAGACACTAAAAAATAATTGTTATCTATTACAAAATCAGTAAAATTAAAGTCTTTATCATTAAAACAATCGTTTAACTTTTGCTTAAAGAAGTTGTAAGTTGAATCTGATTTAAAATCAATCTTTTGTTTATTTATATTAAAACTATTCTGAGAATAGCTATTTAATGCAAATACAGTTAATATAACTAATAATGTTTTCATGCAACAAATATAGTAAATTAATTCCATTGATTTACAACACTTTACAACAATTAACAAAATATTATTAAACTGTTAGTTGTTTTAATTAAAATAATCATTACCTTTGAGCATGGAATTAAACAAAAGTATATTAAAACAGTATGAACATGGCGATATAATTGCTATTGTCAAACGAAGTGGGATAAGCATAACCACTGTGTCAAACGCATTTAAGTATAAAGAATGTAGTTCAAAAACAAAAGTTGCTATTATGGAATATTATAACTCTAAAAAACTAGCGAAGTAATGAACCTACCAACTAAAACAAAAGTAAGTAAACACAATAACGTTTTTATCCAAGACGAAAACGGTAAAAATTTACTAATCGCTTCCGCATGGATTAGCGAAGATTATCAGAAGGATGTAATGAATGCTGTGTGCAAACGCTACAACTCCTACAACAAGCTAGTAATTGCTTTGTACGTTATTTCTACTCTACTTGTATTTACGTTATGTGCAGTTATTCAATTAATCAGATTTAAAGTATTGTAAGATGGAAAAATACACGAAACAAGAACGTCACGAAATTTACAAAGATGCTATCAATTTATTAAATGATTATGCACACATCTGTAACTGTATATTATTTGTTCTACCTAATGATATTAAGAGAATTAATTTATGTGATTTTCCTGAAATATTAAAACATAAGCCAGAAAATATTGAAATAGATCGTAGTTGGTGGAAATGTGATGAAGAAGGAAAAAATAAACGAATTGAAATTTTAAAACAAGCAATATTAGAAACCAAATAGCCATGTTTTACGAAAGACCAGATTTAAGCCCTCCTAATGAAAAGGAAAAGAGGTTTACAGAGTGTGAACATTGCGATGGTGACGGGTGGATAGTAGATGTTGTTTATTTAGATGAACAGCGTGTTACGTGCCCTAAATGCCACGGCGAAGGACAAATAGAAATAGAAGATTAACAAATAAAAATAACAACATGAGAAAAGAAAATTCAAGTACAGAAAAAACCCTAAATACCGTATCCGTAGATAGCGAAGTGAAATATGAAGCTATTAAAGGTGTAGTAGTTAATAAATACATTCAGATGAGAGTTGAAACAACCATGAGTGAAGTTAAAAAAAGAATAGTTTTTAATCTTACTGAGGTTAATTTAAAAGAATTATTAAAAGAATTAAAACAATTTAAAGGATAACAACATGAATAACACAGAAATTTTAAAAGAGTTAGACACTCTAAAAACAGAATTAAACGGGCGTATTGATTCGTTTAAGCAAAAGTATGAAGATAGTATTAAGCCGAAAATAGAAAAAGGATGGCTTAAATTAATTGGTTACGATGTGTTTTGCTACACTACCGACTTAAGAAAAGGATATGGAGTTTCACATGACTACACTTGGACTGATCAAATGTTTATTGATGATTTAAGTTGCTGGCAACAAGCCACCCAAAAAGAAGTAAAAGAAGCATTGACTAAGGAAGCTGTTAAGAGAGGGTTTAAAGAGGGGGTTAAGTATAAAAACAAATATGGGTCAACTGGAATTATAGTAGAAAAATGTTTTTGTTTAGATGGCAATGATTTAGGACAAAGAAATAATATGTCTGGTTGTAATTTTCATTACATTATGGAAAACGGCACCTGGGCACAAATAATATCAGAGCCTAAAACTATTGATGAGTGGGCTAATGAATACGCCAACTATGTTATTATTGGCAAAGAAATTGATTCGGAAACTAGATTTAAAAACTTCATAACTAAAAACAACTTTAAACTACCTGACTAATGAAAAACGTAAAAGAAATAATGCTAAACGATGAAAAAGCTATTGAACAAATGGATAGCTCAATACAATTATCTCGTGGCATAATAGGATTGTGCGTAGCTATAATTATTGTAATAGGCATATTTTCAATAAATCAATCTATAACAATAAGTGCTTTAAAATCTAAAAATGATACTCTTGAAGTAGCTAAAAAAGCACTAGAAGCCAATCTATTAATGCCACAAATGATTAAGGAAACTAATTTAAAAACTGAGTAGTATGGAAAATAACTTAAATAATTTACCGCCTTTTTATGTAGGGCAAAAAGTAGTTTATATAACAGGGCGTAATATGCCAAAAGATAGCATACATACTGTATTAGATGTAAAAAAAGATGCTTGTGGTTGCTGGCGTATTTATGTTGGAATGATAGGAATAGTATATAATAATTCAAGAGTTAAATGTTCAGTATGTGGAATAATATCTTTAACTAAAGACTCTCTTGATGCTAATTATATAGCATCTACATCATTTCGTCCACTTCAAGAATCAGTATTTCCTTCCTTAACAATGTCAAGAGTAATAGAAAAAGAATGTGAATTAGTATCAATGAATTAAGTTATGGTAAAATCATTCACCCACACCGCCTTTAAATAAAACACCGAGCTAAGCAATTTAGCTACGTTGCAAGCTGCCTTAATAGCTAGTGATAAAAGGATTGCAGAACTTGAAAAGGATAACAAACAATTAAATAAAATAGTTAGCGCTCAACGTGGCGTTTATACATTAAGAAATAAATAATATGGAAAATCAAAAACACACACAAGGAGAATGGAGAATAGACCCATTAAATGAATCTTCAGTAATAGATAACTCTGGAGATTATATGAGTCAATTAATTTGTCAAATTAATGGCAACCAAACAAGAGAAATAAGAAAAGCCAACGCTAAACTAATTGCAGCAGCTCCATATTTATTAGGGGCTTTAGAGTATGTTAAAATCTGCTCAAATTATAAAGAGGCTAAAATATATGGAGAAAATAACCCTAATCATTGGACTAATATAATTGATAACGCAATTAACAAAGCAACTAAGTAATCAATCATAAGGGCTTTTAACGGCTCTAACACTAGAAAAAATAGCGTATGAACTGGAACAATGATAAACTAAACGAGATACAATCTATTGAATATCAACTCATAGCTAATCCAAGCGGCGAAAGTCCATTATTCACTAGCCTAATTCACACTACATCAGAATGGATTGATAGAGATTACCAACATAAGAAAGTCCATATCAGTCCATTTAAATTAGAGTTAGATAAGCAAGTGGATATAGTGGCGTATCATATTGAATGTGGGTATATATTTGATGTGGCGTGCTCAATGATTGGTAAAAACACTACAGATTTTAGAAAACAATTAACAGATACACACAAACGTATTTTAGTAGCTGCAAGGAATAAAAGAAAAATAAACAAATCAATTAAACAATAACAACTAAAAACAAACAATTATGAGAAAACAACACACATTATTAGCCTTAGCATTTGCGGCAATGGCATTTGAAGCAGGAAACTTAAAACTAAGTGGCTATGTAAGTAAAACTGCTAGTAATTCAATGGGTAACAGTCCATTCTTTATGCCTAGTAAAAGCCGTAGAGTTAAAAACAAATTAAATCGTTTACGTAAATAACAACTAAAAACCCGACCGTGTTACGGTTATTATGAAGATGAGGCATATATTAAGTACATCAAAAGGATTCCCAAGCTATTTAATGCACAATATTAAAGGAGCTTTTTTTAAAACTGATTTTCTTACATTAGAATTTCCAGCATCAATAGGAGATGAATATGTGATTGGAGATAATATTTTTAAGATTGAAGAAATAAAAGATAGCAGAGAATCTAAATTAGATTATGGAGTTTCGAAACCAGTTATGTGGCAAAGAGTAATAGGTAAATTATACATGGTTATTTTAAAGAAAAACGGAGAAATAAAAGAAGTTTTAGTAAGTTAATCCATTTTATTTCACTACCTTTACACCACGATAGAGACTTGGAGGGGTCTATTTTAAAACTATCAAACACACTAGCCCATTTTCTTAGAGCCTCCACTCTTTGGATTTGGGCTTTTTAATTTAAAAAACATGGAAAAGACACATTGGAAAAAAAACAACGATTCAAACTTTATCTCAGGTGAAGATTTGCAATCTGGATTAAAAGGACTTAAATCAGAAATGGTTGTAATGATTGAAAAGTTTAATGATGCTGAATCATTTGACCAAAAGAATCAATCTAAAATTGTAGTATCTGCTTTGTATTTAAAAGACTTAAACGGTAAATCATTATACAAGCCAGTTATTCTAAACAAAACTAATGCAAAGTTTTTTATTAAAGAAACTGGTAGCGAGTTTATTGATGATTGGTTAAACGTTCCAGTTATGCTTTATGCTATGCCGGACAAAAGACATGGTTTTGTTGTAAGGTTTAAAAAGTTTGCTAAAACTGATTTAATTAAGGATAGTGAAAACTTTAACAAATGTAAACTAGCAATACAAAAAAGTGGTTTTACAATGGATCAAATTAGAATGAGATACAATGTTACCTCAGAAGTTGAACAATTATTAATTGCTAAGTAACATGGAAAGAATATTTAAAATAAGATGCTCAGCTATTGGTAAAATAATGGGCAAATTAAAACCAGATGGCGAATTACCTCAAACTTGTAAAACTTACCTACATGAATGGTACGCCAATGATAGCGAACAGGTCTATTCAAAATACATGGAAAAGGGTATTAATGTCGAAAATGATTTGATTGATTTTATGGCTGATGTACTTGGATTTGGTTTAGCTGAAAAGAATCGTATCAGATTAGAAGATGAGTTCTTTACTGGAGAATGCGATGTTGATTTACCTAGTTGTGTAATTGATGTTAAAGCTAGTTGGAATCGTAAAACATTGCATCAACAAGTATTAGATGGCTTAGACAAAGACTATGAAGCTCAGTTAAAAGGTTACTGCCATCTATACAAAAAAGATAAAGCTATTTTATTCTTCGGTTTAATGAACACTCCAGAAACCAATTACAGCGAAGAAGTAGTATATGAAGAAATGCCAGTAAATGAACGTTGGATTGCTTATAATGTAAATGCTGATACTGAGTTTATAGAGCAAGTTAAAGAGCGTGTATTGCTTTGTAGAGATTATTTAGAAAGGTATGATATATTGGTTAAATCTAAACTTGGACGTTTAAACTAAAAAGAAGCCACCTAATAAGTGGCTTCTTTTTTTTATATATCTTGTTCCATTATACCTTTGTAAAGCATCATAAACTCATCAAAATCATGTATGATAAAGTATTTACCTCCAGCCTTTTCAATAGCTGCTTGATATGCCTTTTGAGCATCAGACTGTTTGTCTTTCATTTTTACTTCCCACTTAATTGAATAGCCTTTGATAGTTGAACTTATATCAGCACTTCCATTCGTTCCAGTTCCTTTAATGTATTTACCAGTTCCGATCTTCATTTGTTGACCTAATACATTAGTTACGATTTTTGAATTATCGATGTAACGACCAGTTGTTGATATTCTTTCTGCCTGCCATCCGTTTAATGTAAGCCACGATATAACACACTTGGTTAATCCATTAGCAGTTTTATCAGTATAAGCAACTTTAGGGACATAACTAGGTTGCATTCTAGTTTTAGAGCAACGTGTTTGCCAGTCTAAATCAATTAGAGTTTGAATAGATAGTTTTTGTTTAGCCATTATAATTTTATTTTAAGTCTTAATTGTTCCATATAAATATCATTTAAACTAAATTTAGTCTTTACTTGACAAGTTTTACCGTTTACTTCAGTATAAATTTTACCTTGCACTTTATCAAAGGATTGGTTACCTATTACTTTTGTTTCAGTCATTATATTACTTGTTTTGTTATTAGTTCAACATATCTTTGCCCCATACTATCCTGTCCTTTTGTAAGTTCAATATTATTAAATAAACAATATTTATCAACCCACATCCAAAATCTTTTTTGAGATAAATTAAACCTCTTAAAATCTGGGTACTCATCAAGAAATACATTAAACACCATTGTTTTATTTAACCGTTCATTTTCCTTAATATTATCTTTATTAGCCCACTCATAAAATTCAAATGAGGTTTCTTTAATAAATTTACGAATCTCTAGATTAACGTATTCATAAGATACTAAACCATTAGTTAAATACATTTGAACACATTTAACCATATAGTTATAAAATCTCATCCATTCGTTATAATCCCACTCATCAAAAAACATTCTACCAAACTCATTTAATGGTGTATGTTTATGACTAAAATAACTACTAAATTCAATCTCCCATTTTCTACGCTCAAACGATCCGCCTACACCGCCTACCGTATAATTTGTAGTAATTATAATTTTAGGGCTTTTAGATACTGGAATTTTAATAGCATCCTTATTCTTTTTTTCTAAAGTGATACCTTCAGTAATTACACTAAATAGATTCTCAAACTTAAAGTTCTTTTGCACATCATCAAATACTAATATTTGGGTATCTGCTGAAACTGTTTGATATGGAAATGATTTTTCAAAACTAAAGGCTTTACCATTAACATCTGATACCCTTTTGACTTTACTTAATGCGTTCCAGAAAATACCTTTACCACTACCGCCATTTGGGTTTTCACTTATTGTTTCATCGTTCAATATAACTGCCTTATTGTTTGCTGACGTTTTAAATGAGTGCATTAAATAGCCTATTGTAGAAGTAATTGAATTTACTTTATCTGGGTTATTAGAAGATACCAATTCAATAAACTTACTAAAATCACAATCTATTTTATTAGTTACTTTAAAATCAAAATCTATAATATGTTTTTTCCATACAAAGCCATCTAATTCTAAATAGTCAATTAATTCAATATCATTTTTAGTAACCTTAACCGCTGCATTTCTAAAGTAAATATATCCAGTATCAATAGTATCTTCTTTAAAAAATATGTTTGATTCTGATAGTATGTTTAAATAATCATCTTTAAAGTATTTTTGATTACCTGCCATGTACTCATAAACCTTATGTTCATTCTGTTTAAGTAGTTCATTTAATACATAATCTTTAATCTTAACCTCGTTTGTATTATCAATAAGGTTATTAGTCACCTTAACAAAAATAAATGATTCTGAGCCATCTGGATAGTATTTGTAGAATCCATTTGATTCAAGCCAAAGTTTATAAAGATAGTTTTCAATTTTAACACCTTTTTTAGTGTACGTCCAAAAATCGTTACTTGTAACATTTTCTTTAATTTCTGCTAATACTTTCTCATCTATATTAGGCAATGATTTTTTTAATTCTACTAATGAGGTTCCAGATTTTATTTGTTTAGATACTTGTTTTAAAGTTTCTTTATCTTCAAAAAACTTCATTCCAAAATTAGCTTTACCTTTTGAATAAGCTGAACGAATTACTTTGTCAACTTCATTTTGTGTAAAGTCACTAGAAATAAACTGATTGCAAAACCTATTAGTTTCTATTTCACTAATACCATAATCACTAAAAGCACTAACTAAAATAAATAAATTATGGTTTCTACTACCTTTAGCCATTGAATAAGACTTATTAAACCAAGTCCATAAACGTTTTATAATTTCGTTTTCATTCTCTAGTTTAATAGTTGGAGCGCTAAATCTATAATCTAATTGCTCATCTTCTAGCTTTTCAGTCCATATTTCAGACTTTTTATTTATAAATAAATTTGGATCATATGACTCAAAACAAACTCTACTAATATTTTTTGAAGTAGTATCAAAATGCTTGTTATCATAATATTTTTCTAAAGCATCAAAGTATTTTTTATGGTTATCAATATCGCAAGGTATTTTAACCAAAATCTTTAATCCATTATCACTTGGAGAAATAAATAAACAAAATGTATATTTATCAGCTATTAATTTTTGTCTATCTTCATTTAACAACTCGTCAGATTCATACTTATCAAAATCTAAACATATCAATCCGCTATGTTCAACAATTGAATTATCAGAACGTTTTGTGAATTTACCACTAAAACAAATAGCTGGCAATGTAACTTTTATTTTGTCAGATAATTCTTTTGTCTTTTGTTTCCTTACATTTTCAACTATTTGTTTACTCTTGCCAGATTTTATTCTATCTAAAACAAAATCAATATCCTTAAAAAAAGGAGTATTAGTTGTTTGTAGATTTTTGAATATTGTTATTATCATAAAATTAAAAACCCCCTATTATTTTGCGCAACCCGTCAAGGAAATCGCTAATAATAGAGGGTACTTTAAAAAAGTTTCTTTTCATTTTGACGGGTTAATGTTTGCAAATATAATATTTACTATTATAATAAACTAAATTTTAACATTTTTTAACAAAAAATCTTTCTCCAGTACTATCTTGTTTTGCAACGTACCCTATATTTCGGAGTATTTTTCCAACTCTTTTAGCGGTAACTATATCACCATATTTTAACTTTATTCCATCTATAATATTAGATGTTTTAACTTTATCATCTATAATATTTTGAGATAAATATATATTAATTACATTATCAATTACATTTTCTTTTACCTCTTTTTGTTCCTTATATTTAATAGATTCATTATTATTAGTATTATTTGCCTTATTACAAATAGGGTTAAATACATTAATAAAAAATTTTTCATAATAAAATAAATCTATTTCATTACAATAAAACATTACTCTAAACTTTAATTTTTCAAATCCATAAAAATCACAAGCAGATTGTAATAACTTACTTTCATGGTTTTTATTATAAAGCCTACCATAATGAGATAAGAATCTTTTTTCAATATTCGAAGAACATCCTATATATAGGATTTTCCCATCTGGCGAAGAAATTGAATATACGCCTGAATTATTTATATTTATTTTTTCCATATACAAATATAACACATTAAAATAACAACGCTTTATTTGTTAAATAACACTTATTAACATTTTATAAACGTTATTTAAACTGTTACAACGCTTTAACTTAACTGAAAATGAAAAAAAATATAACACTTAAATAAAATAAGTATATACGGTATATAGGTGTAGTGTATCCGTTATGTGTTATTTTAAACATTTAACAAAATAAATTTGCACACTAAATAAATTATACTTTAATTTGTGGAATATACGGGTTGCAGCGTATTAACGAATTAGTCAAATAGACTGATAGAACCCATTAGAAACAACTGCAACTGTTTTTAGTGGGTTTCTTGTTTTATATAACTATTAACAGATAACAGAAAAGATTATGGCAACAAAAAATGTAGAAGTAGAAATTGATTTAGAAGATTTTGATTTAGAGGATTTGCTCGAAGAAATTTCAGATAGAGCAGGATACACTAAAAACAACATTCAAATAAGTAATTTTTGTAGAGAATTTTTAAATGAAGAAAACGAATTACCATCTGACACTCTTGAAGATGTTTTAAAGTTAGAATTATTTAGAGAAGCCCTTAAAAAATATTCATTAACCAAATTTAAAATTTAACAAACGATGAAAACAGAACACCAATTAACTAAAGAAGAAATATTGAACAAATTTTTCTGGGTAGCCAAACCAGATTTAGAAAAAGTTCCAGAGAGTTATGTAATGATTGGCAGTAGAATACATGGTGATGTTTTATTAGCCATGCAAGAGTATTCAGATTTACAAAACACCCAATTGAAAGAGCAACTAACAGCAAAGGAGAAGGATATTGAACGTTACAAAAAAATAGTATCACAACCTGATTGGAATGAATTAGAATATGTCGTTGGATTAGAAACCAAACTATCAGCAAAGGAGAAGGAGTTGAATAAAACTAAATTAGAAATATTAGAACAAGTAAAATTTAGTTTCGATGTTCAAAGTGATTATAGTTCAAATTGTAATGGCTATAAGGCTTTATGTAGAGAAATAGAATCAATTAACACCCCCAAGTAAACGATATGAACGAAAACGAAACCAAAGCGAAGTATTTTGCGCAGTATTTAGGATGTGAAATGAGTTACCATAATACTACTGGATATATATTAAATACTAAAAGATTAAACCAAATAGAAGTAGCAGGAACTAATTACTCTTTACTACTCAAACCACTACAAAGCATAAGCGATGAGGATGCTATTTTGTTAGGTTTTAAAGATTCAAAAGAGTTTTTAGATTACTTTGCAGCGTATGCTCCATTTGTTTACCAAATAGACTTACTTCGCCAATTAGGATATGCAACCGATTATACTACAATAGTAGACGGTAAAGTTATTACATACTCAGTACAAGACCTAATCAACAAAGGTTGGATTAAATTAATTTAAAAATAGATGTGATGAAAAAAACATGGGACGAAATTAATATAATACTTTTAAGGGACGGTTGTAGTATTGAATTTTTAACTAATATACCTAATACTAAAATATTAAAAGGAGAAGTTAAAAAAATATGCTCTTTCTCTGTATGGCATTCAAATAGAAATGTATGTATGAGCTTTGATACTAGAAGTAGGAAATCTTATGATATACCATACGAATCATTTAAATTACTAACCCCCACCAACTAAAACAATTGATGTTTTGAGTAAGGTTAAGCCCTAAACCTTCTTTTATTTTTTCTAATAGTTCTAATTTCTTTAAATTTAGTCATTGATATAAGCATAAAGCACTCTATAAAAAATATCAAATCAGGAAAATGTCTATCAAGTTCAAACATATGTTTAAAGTCTTTTGAGATTAAATGTATCTCAGATGAATTTGTTGTTATTTTGTTATACTTAATATGATATTCTTTGCGAATTTTCTTTAATAATTTTACTTTCATTTTTTTAATTTACGTTTTATATAATTTTTTAAGTCAAGAAATAGGCATATTACAAAACCTATTCCAATTGATATTAATAATGCTATTGCCATACTTATTTATTTTATTTATCGGTGCTGCTTTAGTTTCTTTTTAAGTTTTCTAGGAATCCTTTGTTTTAATTTAATCCACGTTATCTCATTTAAAGAAGTGGTAAGTGTTACAAAATTACTTCCCATAGTTTTCATAGCTTCTGAAAATTTATCTAACTCTTCTTTTGTTAATTCTCGTCTTATTTTAATAGGGCTTTTATAATCACTCATATCTTCATTTATTTATTGTTTAACGGCTGGGGTGACAAACTCATTATATACGTCGTCAAATATTAAAGCTTCTTTGTTTAATCCGCTTACTTTTAATGGCTCTATTCCCTTTGGGTTAAATCCTAATCCATCGCCTGTGCCATGAACCCAAATCATTAAGTCTTTCATTTCACTAAAATCATTTACATTTAACGTTTCTAATAAACGTCTAATAATTTCGCATCCATAAGCCGTTCCGATTCTTATCTTTTTATCTTCACTCCATTCATCTAAGGCAATACCGCCTATTCCTTGTGAGCCAAAATCTTCATAATCTACGAATATCCAAAAGTTTAAAATTCCCCTTTCTTTAATTTCAAGTTTTGCGCTTGTAATTTTTGCTAGTTTCTTGTTCATCTCTCTTTGTTTATGCCATTAGGCGGTTAGTATTGCATTAATTAACTTATTTATTAAACTGTCTTGTTTTACAAATTTATCATCTAAATCAATAATCATTTTATCAATTACAGCTTGGTTACTATCTCGTTTTCTATCCGTATTATTTTTATAAGTTGTATTATCTGTTGAACAACTTACTAGAATTATTGATAGGGATATTAGTATTGTTTTCATATTAGGCGGTTATAGGTTAATTGTTAGTGTTTGCCGTTCTTTGCTTTTTTACGTTTAACTTTTTTTCTGTTGTTTTTAACTTTAGTTTTTGCCTTAGTTATCGAAGTAAAATCCATATTTAAATTAGCATAAGGATTAGTTAAAATAAATGGTTCAGTAGTAGGAATGTCATTTATAACTTCAACTTTATGATTAGTTGTTAACGCTAATCTTTCAATAACAGTAGAACATAAATTACTTGAACCTATTAAAACAATGTCATTTTTCATCATCCTTTAAATTTAAGTAAATAATCAATTGCGTCCAAGTACCACGTGAAGTATAATGGCGACATCACAACGTGTGATAGGTAGTAGAAGAAGTTAGTCATGGCTTAATTTTTCCTTTATAAAAGTTTCAGTAAAATCATTCCAGTACTTTATGGTTTCTTCGCTTGCATTTACTTCGGCTAACATTCTCTCAACTGCTAGTCTTAATTTATCGGCATCGTTTAATTCCCCCTCCCTAAAAAACACCTCGTTACCTTTAACCGTTGTTATTGAGATGATGTCGATAATAGAGTTATAAATATGCGGCATTGTAGTTTCAATTAAATTATGTTTAATTTTATCCAACTCAACTTCGCTACACTCTAATTTTACTAGGGAGTCATTCCATTTATCAGTACTTTCTTTGAAGTTTTTATAATAATCTCTTATTGATTCTGTTTTACTAGGCATTTCACCACCTTCAAACAATTCACCATTCATTAAATATCTATATTTTTTTTCCATTGTTATTTCTTTCTAAAAGGTTTTGTAATTTTTTGATAAAATGCTATTCCTAATGCTATTCCAATAATAGGACATATTACATCTGTTATAAAGTTCATTTCAGTTTGTTTTAGTTGGTGGTTAATAAGTATCTTCGTTTGGTCTAAATCCGTGTACTGTTTCTGTTTTGCAATTTTTACAATAAAAACAATCGCCATTAGCAACCGTTCTACTATACGAGAATTTTTTAAAATCATCTTCGCCACATTCGTTGCAGTAAATTGATTTTTCCCATTGCTCTAATGCTTCAAAATAATCTATTTTAGTTTTACTCATTATCAATTGTTTTAGTTGGTGGGGTTAGTTTATTAAGAAATAGTCTCATTTAATATTTCAATCATTTTAGAATAACTTATGTCGCCTTTTAATACTTGTTTTTCCAAACTTCTCATTAACGAAACCGTTATCTTTTTAGTTGGTTTATCTAATGGCATAGATGCTTCTTTCATCACCCACCAATTTATAAAACTAGGTTCTGCTGGACTATTTTTACCAAAATCAATAAATTCCTTCATAATATCATTTTCTGATTTTATAGGATTATTTCTTCCTGCATTATAAGCTTCTTCTAGTAATTGTAACATTTCTTTTTTCATATCAATCTATTTTAAGTTTATCGTTTACTTGGGGGTGTTAATAAATTTAGTTCTAAGTTCTTGGCATAGTATTTCGATTAAAACCAATCCATATTGTTTTTTAGTAATTGATTGGTCATTATCAAATAATCGCTCTATTGTTATTGCAATCTCAGCATCTTTTTCAATGTAGTCAATAATGGTTTCAAT